AAGGTATACTAAGTTAAGTGACATACCACGAATTGAGCTTGAAGATGTGGCAGCAGCAATGATTCTACTATTGTTTGAGAATCCAATAGATCCTTTGTTTAATATTGTACACCCTGGTTGTAAAAAGAATGGTAGGTTCTCTAGCATCAATGTAATACGTGCTAACATCTCTCTTGCAATTGCATTCTTATTTGCTAACACACCTACAACCTGTTCACCCTTGAAGATAGCATACCACAATAGATAGGCTACAACAGCAATGGATTTACCACTCTGACGACATGCCAGAACGATATTAAATCGATTGTCAGTAAATGAATCAAACATTTTCTCTTGATACGGGTATAGGTTAAAGGGTATTAAACCTTTATCGAGGTGGATTACTTTGCAATACTTTTTAGCAAAGTATTTAGGATCAACTAAACACTTCTTGTATTCCAGCAATTCCGCTTTGGTCCATGGATGTTCTACATCGGCACCACGAACATTCGGATTGCCTAGATAGTTTGTCTCTCTCATGCTTTAAATAAATCTGGCTCCTGTTCAATTACTTCCTCATCACGTAGCATCTTTTGTAGCTCAGCTGTGCTACCTATAAAAACGTTGTTGTTAGTTGGTGATCCAAGTGTTGGAGTGCCATCGTCATCCTGTTCTTTCTTACTCTTGTGGAGTTTAAGGATCTTCTCACCTATCTCAGCATTGTTTTTGATTAACTGACCAAGCACCTCAAAGGCTCTTGGATGTTCTGACTCTCTAGCAAGTTCAAGCATAAGCTCAATTGCTTCATCTCCCTGGTCAGCTAAATCATAAAATTGTTTCCTGACTCTCTGGTAGTCAGACTCAACTTTAGTGCTCGTGCCAGTCGATGTGTGCTTCTGGATTTTCGTCTCCGTGTTCATGGTCATCGTCGTGCTCTTGTGGGTTTTCATAATATGTATTCCATAATTCACCTACTCCAGCGTTAGCTCGACTTTCGTCTTTGTTACCGCCAAGGTAAGGTATAGCAAGTTGTTCGTCTATTAGTACTTGGTTAGCATCTTTACCGTTAACCATAATCGTACCTAATACTCTTCCGAACTTACCTTTCTTCATTTCTTCTGTGTGCAAAGTAAATTCGCCATCAGTTTCTGCCATAAGCTCTATCAGTCTATGCTTAGAAGCCATACCCCAAGATTTCTCTTGTAGGTTTCTTGTTCTACTCTCAGGTGTATCTATACCCATTAAACGGATGCGATCTCTCATGATCATGTTAAATCCTAAATGGATATCTGCGTCGATAGTATCACCATCAACTACTCTTACTAATTGTGCTTTAAATTCATGCGCCATTGTATTCTCCTCAGTTATACGTCAGTGTCAAAAAAGTTAATCGTCTCAGTGTATGGTAGTGTAAATCCACCCGCCCCATCTGGCGTAGTAGTACCAACCACTTTTTGTTGCTCAAATTTATGAGTTGTCGGATCAACATTCTCTGAATAATCAACTTCTGTTTGGAGAATTTGTTTGCTCTTACCGGTTCCTCTATAATAACGAATACGAGTAGAGAACTGTAATGTATATACTATTGCTCTTCTCGTTACTAAATCACCCTCATAATCATCATTTAAAGTAACACTCTCTAAAACTATAGGAGTGTCGGTTGTGATATCCATAGTTGGGATATCTTTCACGGTTACTGTATATTCCGGTTGAAACATTGGCAGTATCTGTTCTAGTATTTGCAAGCCTTCATCTTGTGTTGCTGCAAGTATATTTAATTCAAATCCAGCTTTGTATACAGCTGGTGCACCTAATTTATTTAATTGAAGTGTATCACCTACTATAACCTTTGTGTAACTCTTATGTTTAGATACACGTGCATTCGCATCGTATTCCATAGATGATATTTCAAATGACATACGTGGCAACTTAATTGCCATCTTAGGATCACTTGTTTGTTCGTTTAAACGTGCAAGTACTTTAGATCTTGGTGCATAAGCTAAAGGAACTTTAATCTTTGCTAATACTTTACCAGCACTATTTGTTTTGTGTACTTCTAAGTCATTGAACATGGATCCAAATATGGATACCATCCTACGAGTTGATTGATTATACCAATGATTATCAAACATTATGGATCTCCAAACGGGTTAGCTTCACTGAAGTCTATGAATGAATCACCTTCAAATTCGAAATCATCATTATCAGCATATTCATCTCTGTTGTATTCAGTCTTCGTTGTACCTGTTAAGTCAAGAGTAATCTTCCTTGATGCACCTGATGCTTGACCAACAAGAAGTCGTGTTGCATGTACAGCATTCTGCATAAATGTACCATCACCATTTATACTTTGATGTGGTGATACAAGTGTTACTGTATAATTTTCTGTATCAACAACTTCAAATCCAGCAACTTTAGATATAATATTAATGTTAGCACCATTATCATCAGTACTTCCAGTCCATTGATGTACGTACTCACCGATCACGAAGGCGTTTGTATTGGCTGATGCATTGGTTGTATATGAATAAGCATTAGCGTATAGTAATTCTATGTTATCTATTTCAGGCACACCAGTATCAAAGTTCTGATCATTGTATTCAAACAATTCAGCAGTCAATTGATAGCTTGGTAAATCTTGTAATTGATAGAATGGTGATTTAGGCTCTACATATTTAATCTCAAATATTCTATCTGTCATCGGCATGTATATAAGATCACCTTCACCAGGCTGAGTCAATACTTGATTACCTAATCCTTCAGCAAGGTTCATACCTACAACATGATCCCAACGTTTCTTAGGTATTATAAATGTACCTTGATCACGAATCTCTAAACCGAATTTACCTAATAGATTACCATCGCCTTCGAATCCTTCGACGTTCTCTATAAAGCATTCTATTGGATAGGCATGACGATATTGATTGAGTGTTTCATTTAGAATAGCATCTTCGTATATCTGCTCTCGCGGCATGTATATAATGTCTTGACCAAACATTTTAATGCTTTCAAGTACTAAGTCTTCGTATAGGTTCTGCTCAGACCGAACAGCACCATTAAAATATACACTAGTCGCCATTTATTATCCCATTATAAAGTTGTCTGGAGTCATCCAAGTCAGCGCAACTTCTTCTTCTAATCGTTGTAATTCCTCAATGGCATCATCAAACATTTGACGACCATTCATTGTTATACCACCTGGCAATTGGAAGCCTTCGAACTTCATCATGTTCGCTCCCCATTGACGTTTAATTAATGCAGTAAGATACTTCTTTAAAAATAAATCATTATATATTTGAGCATAAGCAGATGGATCTACAATCTGATAACACTCGATAACAATAAATGAACCAGCAGTAAGATCACCAAAGCCTTCGTCCATATGAAGTCTATCCATATGTCTACTATATCTTATGTGTTCTTCTGTATTTAATTGACTTTCAATTAAAGATAAATGCTGTAACTTCTGCTCATAGTTTTGGATTTGACTTGTCATTCCACCTACCATGAATACGTCATTCAAACGCATATGATATCCAACATCAAACAAAGCGTTACCAGCAGTAGAATTAATCTTAAGCATTCTTACTACAGATGTAATATGATCACTTACCGTGATATAATTATTCGTTATATCAGTAGCTGTAAGCTCATGCTTTAAATATGTACGTAGAATAGCATCGTCGTGCCATGTCTGGTAAAACTGTATCGCATCATCTGTGCGATCTTCTATCTGATCATCGTCTACATTGATCTCTATCACTGGAGATCCTAATGATCTTAAGCAATATTCTTGTAATGTAGCTCTAGTTGTTGGTGCCGCCATAATCTTTCCTTATCTATATACAGTTATTTATATAATTACGGCACTCCGTTTGCCGCTTTGATCGCTGCTCTTCTAGCTTTATACTCGTCAGAAAATATTGCACCGTATAGTTTTTCCTTTAAGAAATTTACAGGAGCTGATAATATGTCAATTCCGAATTGAATAGGGGTATTTGTTATACCAAGCCATAGCGTGTCTGCTATTTTTGGTGATCTATCATAGTGTATTCTAAAAAATCCTGGATCAGTTCCTATAATTTGAACACCGTTCACATCACGGCCCGGTTGCTTAGTGACATTCAATCTAAGTAGCGTTGCTGCATCAGCATTTGTATGATGTTTCTTTGTGTATAGAAACTTTGCCGCTTCAATATTTCCCATACTTAATAATATAAAGTCAGAATCTTTTACAGGTTCTCTTTTAGCATGAACAAGTGCTAAAGCAGCTATTTGATCATATGTTAATCTATCTATTTCAAATTCATGCTTATACTTTGGTCCAGGCTTACCGTTAGGTTGTCTATCAATGGCTGTCCATAACCGATTAAGCCAGATTGGCCTATACATTTCTTTATTTCCAGGAAAATGCCATGGCTCCCAATCTCTTGTAAATCTTCTTGAATTAAAATTGTCTATCAGAGTTAGATACATTTGTGCTGCAGTCGCTATAGAGTTGTGTGTGAATTGTACATAGCCATAAGCTGTTGGGAAAGGATTCGAAGGGGTAGGTGCAGGCTTTTCTTTAGGTTTCCAATCTGCTTCACATCCAGTTAACTCATCTATCCACCACATTGCATTACCTTTAAACTGATCAAAATTAAATCTAGTGATATCAACATCGTTAAGTGAAAGATAAGATGCTTGATCCCAAACAACTAAATTTCCAAACTGATCAAACCCAGCAAAGACTACTCGGTCTGCAGTGGTATTTCCACTTGCATCTGGATCAGTATACAATTGAATTCTAAGTCTCTTATCTCTTAATTCAACTCTAACTTTAAAAGATTCATTGCTTGAATCCAGTTGGTAAGCTCTATATGTACCCATGGCTTGTTCAGCATAGTCAGTATATGCTTCAGTTATTGTTTCAGGTTCAACTACTGCATCTATAAACTGATACAATGTATTACCAAGATTTAATAAACCAAATTCAACTATGTTTAAATCTTGATCTGTATTAAACCAATCATATTCTTTATAGAAGTATGAACCAACATATCCTTTTAAAAGATTAAAATATTTTTCATCATAATATGGACCACCACTAACGCCGTACATTGGTTCATATATTGTTTTTATACCGGCATATACTGCCTTCTTTTGTCTTGCGGTTAGCTGATCTGCTACATCGATTTTAGGTTTTGAATTTTGAGCTCTCATTATATCATCGAATACCATGTAACAAGCTTCAGTGAAATACGTTCCTGACGCTGTTCTTTTAAGTTCGAATGGTTGCTTTTGTGCGTAGTCACGTGACGTTGCTACGTGTCTAGTTACTGCCAGTATTGGGGGAGTTATTGCCATAATTTAGGCCAAGAGTTATCTTTTCTTTAATGTAGGTTTGTTCCTTCTTTGATTAACATCAGCAGGATTCATACCAGCTTTAGTTGCATCACCGTATTTTTTCATTGTCTTTGCTAAATATGCTTTCTTTTTTGCCATACGCTTCATGGCATTTTCATCCATCTCATCGTCTTTCATGATGGTGCCATCAGGCATTTTGTGGTATCCTTTAGGTACAGCTTCTTCATCTCTGTAACGTTTCTTACGACGCTTATGATCTATCTCAGCTGATGTTGCACCATTCACTTCATTGGTATCTTCTTCAGGTACACAGTTATTAACCATCTTACCGCCTTTACCTTTCTTCATACCAGCTTTCTTAAAGCCATCCCAGCAATCAATTTCCCACAATTTAAATGTTTGCATATTAGTATCCGTATTTAGCCATAAGGTTTACGTCTTTCTTTTTCTTCTTGACACTCTTACCATTAGTGTTCATGTCAACAGCACCTGAGCTAGCAGCATTAGCAGGAGCATCTTCACCCATGATCTTAGCATTAGCGTCTGCAAGAATCGATGCTACTTCACCATCATATGCATAGTTAGCATCAATAGAAGCCATATCATTCTTAGCTTGTGTCTTAGCAGCTTTAATCTTTGCAGCTTCACGCTTAGCTTTTGCTTCAGCACGTCTCTTCATAGCTTCTTTAAAACCCATTGTTCTACGATCAACACTAACAGCTTCATCCATGTGATCGCCCTTATGTGCTTTTAATTTTCTTTTCTTCTTAGAAGTATGCATGTACATATCTTCACTAGTGTCTTCATTGTGTTTTTTAAGTATAGCCATTACACCATCAGATTCAGATGAACCTTTTTTAATCTTCTCGATTTCTGCCATAGCTTTTTTCATATCACCAGAATGTTTCTTAGCAATCTTCTCAGCTTTTTTAAGTTCAGCAGATGATAGGTTAGCTCCTCTAGCCTTATCTCTAGACCTCTTACTTGCACCTTTTAGACCAAGACTACGTGTTGAAAACATTTCCATTAACTCAGGATATAAATCTTCGATATCCTCATCATCCATGGCGTAATCATTACTAGCAAGATAAGCTAAGATCTTTTGCTTATCACCTGAAACAAAAGCTCCGTGTGCATGAGGTTTAATATTAATTTTCCACTTAGTGGAAGCAAATTTAATATCTTTCTTATCACCCATGAAATTTATATCAATTGCATCTTTTGGTCCAAGCTTGCCTCTAGCACCTTTAAGCTTAGTCTTTTCTTTAATTTCAGTGCCTTCACGATAAGATTTTCTTCTGTTCATTGCTGCTGTCATCTTTGCTTGTTTAGCTAAGTCTTTTTTAGATGCAGTACCTTTGGCTCTTTCTTCCATGCCTTTAGTATCAGGATCTAGATCACTCATATCCATATCAGATTGAGGACAGTCACCTTCTTCATGCATTGTACCACACTGCTCACACATTCCCATCTTCTCATCAACAGGCTTTACTCTAATTTCTTTAACTGATTTCTTCTTTTCATTCTTTTTGTCAATGGCTGCAGCAACTTTTAGTGCTATAGCCGGTGATTCAGCCATGTCACCCATGGTGTAATTACCTTTGTCATCTGGAACATCTTCATCAGACTTGAAGTCATCAGTGTTCTCGTTTTTCTTTTTATCTCCAGGCTCAGGCTTTTCGTTATCGCCATCCCATCCTGCATCAATCGCGTCGTAGAATTTCTTCTTTGCATCTCCTTCTAATTCAGCTGGCGATCCTACGCCGAATCTTTTAAGTATTGAATTGAAGAATTTTTGGTAGGCTTCTTTACCACCTGATGCTTCTCTAATCTGTTTGATTGATTTCATATTATTCCTTGTTTTTGTCTCTATTAAAATGGTTATCCATCATTACTTGGATTCGAACCAGTTCTATCATGATCTCATTATACCGTTCGGTAGA